TGGAATCATCCAGTTAGAGCCGATTTTTTCCTGTATTTTATACATAATGAGGGGGATTAGGTTGATAAAACCGTAGTAATCCTCCCGCTTTAGTAGTGCTTTCGTTATGTTAAGGAACGAAGGGTTTGAAGTCTTAAGAGAGTGAAGCGATGGAGCGAGTTTAAACTGCCATTTGTGTATTATTTTGTTTTATCCATTCCTTGTATTTTTTTTCTTTCAGCCATTTATTATAAAATGGCACGGTTTCCAGCCAAGTGTAAAGGTATTCAGTGAATAGATTGCTATATTTTTCATTTAAATTTTCAATTGCTGAATCAAAAGCACCTTCCGCGTCTTCTATTACATCCGCCAGCGTAAAAATAGTGTGAATGTAAGCATAATCATCTAACTCAACTTCGCCTAATTCGCTTGGTTCATAGCTATGATAACCGTCATAAGATTTCTGACGGATGTTATCAATGTAATTCTGTATTTCTTTCTGATACTTTTTCCGCAAATCCTTAGTAATTTCTAGCTTAATATCAACTGAATCATTCGTGAAATTGTATTCTCTTGGCCGGTGAAAATTAACTTTAACTATTTTTACTCCAAACTTGGTCAGCTTCATATTAATACAGTGAGTTTCAAGGATTTCACGGCTGAAGGCTTTTTGGATTTCGGGGATGTAAGAATCCCAAAGCGTCAAGCCCTTGATTTCAAAATAGGTTAGATCATCAAAGTTTATTTGATTGTCGCTGTCAGAGTCAGGGATTCTGCCTTCGTCAATGTAATTCTGAATCCATCCCTCGTCATCTCGACTAAAATCTAATTCGCCTTCATAGGTTGAAGGGTGCTTATCAATGATGTTTGATAGTGAAAGCATTTCAGTAGTAAAGGTTTCCATAAAGTAGGGGGATTAGGAAATCCACCGCTTTATCTCTCTTAAGATTTCAAAGGTCGAAGATTAGAGCTTAAGCGCAAGGCTTGGAAACAAAGCCAAGCCAAGCGTTTGAGCTTTATTTAATTAAAAGGCCCTGAATCCAGTCGGCATATTGCGACCAGATCAGGATCCCGAGGAGTACACCGATTGAGTTGCGTAGCGCGTTTGCTAGCTTGAGGGAGCGTGAAGCCATAGAGTAGGGGTTAAATTCTAAGCCTAGGCTCTCGGGTGAGAGCTAAGGGTTAGGATCTAGAATATTGCCACCTTTTTACTAATAAATGTTATTGCGTTTTTAGGGCAACTCTCTAATTTCATTAGTACTTCTTTTGCTCTTGCTAGAGAGTAGGAGATCACGGAGGTAAAGAAAATTCCGTCATCGTGCTTCACTTGGAAGCTATACCTGTAGTGTGCAATCATTTGAGAGGGGTTAAAGGTTTCCTAGCCCTCTAACCGCGCAGAAAGCGAGAGAGAGAGCTAGGAGTGTATTACTGATCAGGACTGAGCTTTATGAGTGGAGTTGAACAGTAGATTAGTAATTACGGTCATAATTATATCACAGCCAGATTTGAGAGTCAAGCAATTAAAGCATAAAGCTCTTCACCTTGTCCAGTTGAGTTTAGTTAGAAGTTAATAGCCTAAGCGATTAAATAAGTAAAGGAATTGAAAAGAAATAAAAAGAGTGAGAGAATCAGAGCATGGTTTATCTTATGGGCACACCGTGCTGCAAATTGGAGCCGACAATTGGCGAAGACGTGCTGGATGTTTACGGGAATAGTGGATGCTGGCTAACTTGTCCGAAGTGTTGGAAGAGATATACAAGGGATGATTTAGTACGATGCAGGCCAAATATTAAGCTTGAGCCGAAGGCTAAACTACCACGCTAAGGCTCTAAGAGGGTAGGCTTTAAGAGAAGTGGCCTTAACTGTTAAGTTGTACCTCGCCCCTCTCCACTCATTCAATCACATACAATATACATTGTGTGGGGTTAGCTATGGCTTATACAAGTCATGATGTGTGCTTCTCTAATTTTTAATCATGGTAATTGATCTTGCCCACTCTCCCCACAGCATGCCCATAAATACGAGTACATGGCTTAGATATGGGGAGAAAGACTGATAAACGAAGGGGGGGGGAGGGGGGTCGAGGGGTTTTGGTGGGTCCCACTTACCCTCTATCGCTGGCGCGTGGAAGAAAGAGAGAAGCTGTAGGGGCTCCTCTTTTTTGCGTTACTTGACAACATTTCCAAGAAGCCGCGTTCACCATAGGAGCGAAGCTGCCTTTTGGTGGTGCTCCAGGCTTACGTAAGCCAAGTATGATTATAACATCTCTATCATGCAATCATTGTGAAAGGCTTTCTTTTCGTATCTTATTCGCACTTTCTTAAGCCAAATAATCGTCATTCCTTTTCTTGGGTCATTAAACATTATTGGTTTCCATGCAAAATAAGTATGCCACTCGCCAGGTGTAAGTTTTTCGTAATTTGGTTCTAATAGAATTAGCATAACATATTTGGCACCCCCTCTCGCCGTGATTACGTTTCCGTGAATCCTTGGGCATTCAGGGGAACCAAGCGAACAAGAGAGGGATTAACTCGTAGGGCTTATAATCAAACATCTTCCGTAGGAGATGACACTGACCGCTTTCGCTAAGCCAGTACCCTACGAGTCGAGGTTATTTTAACTAGTTTTAAAATTAATTTGGAATGGTTTTTTCATTAAACGCCTGACATAAATAATGAAAAATTGCAGTCTATTGCTTTGTTTATTTATAAATCCAATTTGAAAAATTTTGTAACCCCATCCACCTTGATTATATCCATTAAAACAAAATCCTAATAAATAAATTTGAAAACTATATTTTCTTTTAAATAATTTGACGTAAATTTTTTTCATGAGAGGCATAAATAAAGGGGGTTAAAAATTAATTATCCAACCACTCACCACCTTTCACGTTTTGATCGTGGTCATTGTTACAGTGGCATTTATAGCATTTAACTACTATATTATCAGGCTCACATTTTAGTTCCGGGTATTTGCCTTTCGGTTTGATATGAGCAAAGTTATGGGGCCTGAGTGACGTCATCGACTTACCGCAGTCCGTACAGATCCAGTAACCATCTTGGTCATCTCTGTCTCTCACTACTGCGAAAGCTTCTATTTGGGTAAGCATGTCAACGTAATGGAGAACGATAAGCTTCCTTGTCTTTGTGTTCTTTGTGCCCACACTTAGTACATATACGCATAAACCTTATCATCCAAGGTTTTTCATAAGGTTTGTAAGGCTTTAAATGCTTATACTTGTGGCGACAAAAGAATTGCTTAATTTTATTCATAATCATTTATTATAATCACACCAACTAGGGATCTTCCCATCTTCTCTGACTAGGTATTGATGTCCACATCCTCTGCATCTAAACTTCTTTGAACCATCAGGTATACGCTCGAACTCGAGCTCTGGCAGTTCGACCTGACAGGTCACACACCACACTTGGGAGGAGTACGGATTGAACGTAATTCTCTTTCTCCTATTTTTAGAGCATATCGTACTTGCGCTTCTGTCATCACAGGACTTCCGCCCTTGATCTCGAATCCATAGGCCTTTCCGTTCTCTTCGAGAGACAGTGATCTTACGCGCACATCTAACAAGATCCTGAAGGATCCTATTTTTAAATATTTTCCATCTAAGTCGAGATTGTTGCCAAGCCTGTATCCACACCCTCGAGATATTTTGACCCAGCCGTAATAGCAATGTATCCATAAAATTTTAAAATGACGAAGTGAGAGGGAGTCATCCATAGGTAGTGATTACTTGTCAAGAACTTTGTCTAGTTATTATTGTATTTGTCAAATTTTATTTCTCTGTCGGTATTGGCTTGCTTCCTAAAAGGCTAATCGCTTTAAGGAGATGCTTTTGGGCCAGGATTAGAGAAGGTACTGGAATGTCGTTGCACTTTGTTGCAATCATGTTTGAGAAGAGGCCTAGACACATTTGGATTGTTAGGCCTTCTAGTTTCTGTGGTTTGTCATCTAGGGTTAGGCTCAAGATATTAGGCTTTTTTAAAGAGATGTGATCCATGAGGATATTGGCCTTCTTATCTTTTATTGGAAAGCTGGTGTCTATTGCGGCCTGGATGAAGTTAGGGTCAGTCATTTTTAAGTATTGCTTTAATCTTTTTAGCTGCTTTAGTTGCTTCCTCTTTTGTATGGAAGCAATTATCTATTATATCTCCAAATTTAGTTTTAAGATCAACGATGTCGCACTGAATTTTGGTTTTGCCAAATACATTAGTTTCGACATACCAGAATTTCTGTCCGAACTTTGGGGTGAATTTGGTCATAATTTCTCAAGGATTAATTTAAGAGTATCGCTGATGTTAGATAAAACAAGCACGATACTTAATAAACATACAGCTATTATTATTGTCGGCATAAAGTTGTCATTCATGTTTCCAACTTTACTCCTCAACTAAAGTAAAGTCAAATGGACTATGCTATAATTTCCCCATGAGCGATATAGATATTGACCAGGCATTTCTCGGCTGGATTATCAAGAATAAAATTAGGACTGAGGTCGGTACGCCGTATGAGTTTGACGATCATAGGTTTCTTATCGAGCCTGCCTCGGACTGGTATCCTAAGCAAGTGACGATGAAAAGTGCTCAGGTTGGGTGGAGTACGATGGCAATCCTAAAGACGCTGTATGCACTTAAATATAGGAAATACAACTGTATTTACACGCTTCCTACGTTTGATGATGTGGGCGTTTTTGTACCGTCTAAGGTTGATACGATTATTTCAAATAATCCCGGGCTTGTTCAGTTGAAAGGAAAGAGTGATGCCATCGGTAAGAAACAGATAGGCGAGAACTTTATTTTTTACAGAGGTACCCATGCCGAGAAGGCCGCGATTATGTTGACCAGCGATCTGAATATTTATGATGAGTATGACGCTTCGGTAAAAAAAGTTGTCGATCTCTATGCTTCCCGGCTGCAGTACTCGAAGTACAAAGGTGAGTGGATTTTTAGCAATCCCCTAAAGCCTACTGATGGAGTTGGGGAGATGTATGAGGCCAGCGATCAAAGGCGGTGGATGGTTCAGTGCTCTCACTGTAACCGGTGGCAGGATCTTCAGTGGGAGAGGAATGTCGATAAGGAACGAGGCAAGTTTATTTGCTGTGCTTGTGCCAAGGAGCTCGATGATGGAGATCGGCAGTCAGGTGAGTGGGTGGCCACATATCCTAGTCGGACTGATATGCACGGTTATCATGTGAGTCAGTTAATGGTTCCTTGGATTACGGCTAAGGATTTGGTCTATCTCGAGAAGACGAAGACTAAGCAATATTTCTACAATATGGTTCTCGGGGTGCCGTATATTTCCAAAGATGACATTGTGGCCGTAGATGCGATTAAGAAGTGCGTGGTTAATGTGGAGAATAATAAATTGAACAACGCTATGGGGGTGGATGTCGGGCTGAGAGAGAAGCAGTATGTATTGGGGAATCAGTATGGGATTTTTAAGATCGGGACTGTCGGTACCTGGCAGGAGATTGAGGAGATCAGTAAGCTTTACAATGCAATTACGGTTGTAGATGGTCATCCAGATTTTTATTCGAGGAAGTTAGTTTATAAATATCCTGGTAGATATTATGTGGCCTTTTATAAACGGGACCGGGAGAAGAAGAGACTGGTCCGCTGGGATGCCGGGCAGAACAGTGGGTATGTTATTGCTGATCGGAACCAAATCATCCAGTCTGTGATTGATGATTTTAATAGTGAGAAAATTAAATTTACGACTGGGGATAAATTTGTGAAGCAGTACATTGATGAGGAACTTGCAATTTATCTGAAACATTGGGAAAATATTTACAAGATAGTTGAGCAGGACGCATTTGGGATAGATCATGCCAGATGGGTGGTGGCAAGCGGGAAACCGGACCATTATGTTCATGCCACCGTGTATTGGAAGATCGCGATGGAGAAGGTTAGGAAAGTTGAACTTACTCCAGAGCAAGTAGGCGAACAGTTTGTCGGGATTAATCCAGAGATTCTGGCCGGTAAAATTCCTTCTCAACCATTTCCGATTAGGGAAGATACCGAAGAAGCAGTAGACTGGCTACACTCATAGTATCTATGTCACGCATTGTTACCAGAACGAACACAAGCGATACGCTTCATAAACAGGCTCAGGATGCCGATTCAGCCAAAAAGACTGGGGTAATCGGTGAGAGGGCTTTTCTTAATTTTAAGGCTAAAGAGGAGGACTTAGTTACAGCTGCTGACAGTTTGATTACTCAGGCCCGGACGTTACATGACGAGATGCTGTTAAAACAGCGGATACAGGAAGCTTACTGGCTAGGGGTTCAGGTTGATCGGGCAGAATTAGAGAAGCGGAACAAGTGGACTGCTCCGATTGTTTTGAATAAAATTTACCAGACGCTTGAAACGATTATTCCAAATGTCGTAGCTCGGACACCGAGCCCGGCGGTCAGTGCTCCTACAACCAAAGACTTAAAGGACGAGGTTGAGATGAGGGCGTATGCCATGCAAGTTGAGAATATGATTCTCGGTGTGGTTCAGGATAATAAGCCAAGATTATTATTTGAACAGTTTGTGCGCTTTAATCAATTGTATTTTTTGGGCGTACTAAAGTTTGGTTATGACGAGGATACTAAGCAGATTTGGATTAAAGCTATTCGGCCTCAGAGAATTTTTATTCCTCCCTACCCGGATCCTGATTATGTAGGCGAGTATCACGAAGAGAGTGGTCAGTGGGTTTTGGACACATTCGGTACGAGTGTGGCTAAGAAGAAGAAAATCAAGGAGGCTATTGAAGAAGGTATGAGTAACAAAGAAAAGAACGGTGGGGCTACTGCCGAGTCGACTAAGGTTGCTTTTTATGAAATTACTACTGCTGATGTCAAGGTTTGGATAATGGAGAAGACTTTACTTGGTAAGGAAAAAAATCCTTATTGGGACTGGAAGGCTGAGAAAAATAATCATTGGAAGGAGAGAAAGATGGATTATATTTTTTCAGATTTTCAGACACTTGATCTCTCACAATATTCGGCAACAACTGCAGTCGAGCAGATTCTTTCATTGCAGGATGCCGTGAATAAACGTAAGCGTCAGATTAGTGACAATGCTGATGGGGCCCAGGGGACAACGATTGGGTTGGGGGATATGGGCGTAACCCAAAAAGATCTTACTGTTCTTCAAAAGAAACGTAAGGAGCCGGGTGGAGTAGCGTTTATTGAGAAGGGTATGCATAATTCCATTTTCCAGATTGAAGGCCAGCAGCTCGAGCCGTATGTGTTTGACGACATGATCCATACTACAAAAGAAATTGACAACATTGTCGGGACTCATGCCGTGACCAGAGGTGAGAAGACTCCGGGCGAGGAAACGCTTGGTGGGAAACAGTTACTTAAGAGTGGTGACGAAACTCGATTGCAACCGTATGCTGATACTCTTGAACGGGCAGCAGAAACTTTATACAACGGGATCGCACAGATTATTAAGGTGAAGTTCAAAGAGGCTCAGGCGCTTAGTTATCTCTCTGAGGACGGATCGACTTCATACGTTGAGATTAAGTCTGACTTTGTTAAGAGGGGTACAAGAATTCATGTGCGGCCTGGGTCGACACTTATTAAAGATAAGAGTGCGCTGGCTCAGGAGGCAATTATTCTCTGGCAACAGAAAGCTCTGGATCCGATTACTCTATTTGAGCGTCTTGGAGATCCAAATCCGTATCGGACAGCTGAGAGGTTATTCCTTTATCAGAACGCTCCTGAGCGTTTGTTTAAAGCTGTTGCCTCTGAACTGTCGGATGCCAAGGCTCAGGTCGATGAAGGACAGGCTATGTCTGCGGTTATTCAGGCTGGTATTGAAAATCAGTTAATTAGCCAAGGAACTCAGCCGCCTCCGTTCCCGGGGACAAATCCTCAGCACATGGCTATTCACCAGGAATTACTGGAACAGATTAATCAATTGGCGGCACAGGGTCAGCAACCGGATGATAAAGTTGTGAGAGCCCTACAGGGTCACATGCAATCTGAACTACCTATTTTACAGGCTTGGATTGCCGAAAAAGAAGCAGAGGAAAAAAGTGGGAAAAAAGATTTGACTTCGCCGGTGGCTAAGTCTATTATCCAAAACGAAGATGCCGCTACAAAAGGGTAAAGCCCAGTCGGTGATCGGTAGAAATATCGCAGAACTGACAGAGGCCAATAGGCGAAAGAAACCTGATGATCGTCGGAGTCGCGCCCAGATTATCAGAATTGCCCACGAAGTAGCTCGCGGAAGTTCTTAACTTCTTTACATCATGTTTTCAGATGATGATTCTGCTGGTAGCCTCCCGGCTACACAAGAAGGGGAACAGGTAGATCCCCCGGTCCCAGCACCCGAAGAAACGCCTGCACCAGACGATCCTTCTAAAGACGTCACCAAAGACGATAAAAAGGGGAAGGACGATCCTGAGAAAAAGCCTGACGAGAAAGATCCTGAAAAGGATCCTTCTAAAGAGGGTGATGATCTTGATGAGTCTGGTAAAAAGAAGAAAGAGGATGAGAAGGGCAAGAAGGAAGAAAAACAACTTCCCTTTCATAAGCATCCTCGCTTCCAGAAAATGAGTCGGGACAATAGGCGTTTATCTAAAGATGTTACAGAGCTTAAAGATGCTCTTAAAGATATTGCCCCATTGATTAAAAAGATGGACGCTAAGGCTGACGGTAAAGATTGGGAGCCTGAAAAGACTGAACCGGAAGCACCCGATTATGAAAAAGTCTTCGATGAAGAGATAGATGATCTCATCTCAACTCTCGAGAGAGACAACAAAGAGCTTTCTCCAGAAGACGAAGTAAGGCTTCGCAGAATAGCGGACAAGTATGGTAGTGAAATTGAAGACAAGAAAGTTCCTCTTCGCGCCGAGGCTGCCTACAAAATATTGCAAGATATAGGAGGAAAAGAAGAAGAGGATGAGGCTATTCCTAAGGCTCGTAAGCCCGGTAAAACTGTAGAAGAAGGAGATGTTGAAAAGGACATTAAACAAAGCATGAAAGGTGCAAAAACAACGTCTCAGGTTATGAACCTTGCAAAACAATTAATAAAAAAACATAATTTGTAATTTTTATTTGTTTAACTTCAAACTATGACTGGATATTCTTTTGATGACTTTGTTACAACCGTTACGCAGGACCACTATATTCCTAAGGTGGTTGATACTGTTTTGTCTGGGAATGTAATTACAATGCGGTTGTTAAACAATGCAGAAAGTTGGTCTGGCGAAAAAATTATTGTGCCCATAAAGGTCACAAGTTCGTCAGCTAATGGTTCGTTCAATCCTTACGATGTGTTCGATACTACTCGTAACGACACGCGCGTGAAGATGGAATTTGGGCCAAGAGCCGCTTACCAGAGTGTAACTATCTCTGGACTTGAGGAGGCTGTAAATAAAGGAAAAGAAAAAGTGCTTGATCTTGTGCGGACAGAAATGGAATCTGCTGAGCAGGATTTTGCAGACATACTTGGTGATCAAATGTATAGTGACGGTACGGGTAATGGTGGTGCTGACATTGATGGTTTGATTGCTGCGGTTGATGATAGTTCAAATGTGGATTCGTATGGTGGTTTGTCTCGCACAACCTATACGACCATACAATCGTATTATGTCGATTTGGCTGGAGCTTTGACTTTAACGGCGCTGGCAACACTAATTGATGCAACTACCTATGGCACGGATCGTCCAACTTTAATTGTTACGACAATTGATGTTTGGTCGGACTATGAAGCATTGCTTCAACCTACTATTCGGATGAACCTTGATGCGGTTGGTCTTCCAATGGTTACGAAAAGCACACCTAAAGGTGGTGCTGATCGTGGTGGTAATTTGAAAGGTGATGTTGGTTTCGCTGCTTTGATGTTTAGGGGAATTCCTATCGTAGCTGATCAGAAATGTCCTAGTGGAAACATGTGGGCACTGAACGAGAAGTATCTTAAGTGGTACGCTCTCGAGCATGCTGACAATGTAATGGTCAAGCCTACGAGTGAAAATATTGAAGGGGTCTATACTGATCAGGATATTCCTGTTGTCAGTTGGACAGGCTGGAAGAAACCGGTGAACCAAGATGCTAAGACTGGTCAGTTTATTATTTATGGAAACTTGATCAATCGTAATCCAAATCGTTCTGGTCGGATTATCGGTATCGTTTAAAAGCTGGAAGTAATATAATTTTTATTCGTTTAATTTATTCAAATGACTGCTATATTAAAAATTTCTAACTATATTCCAGTTGTAAAATGGGGTGGAGGATGGGATTTGAAGCTGCAGCTTACTGCAAGTGGTGGAGCTGCGTCTGCTTCTGGGTTGCTTATGGGTATCGGTACAAGCGCTAGTCCTGCCACCACTGCTGTAGCTAGTTCGATCTTTGCGGAATTTAGAACTCAGTCTATTGCAACAAGTGGTGATAGTCGAAGTTTCTATTTGAGACATAATATTGCTGGCATCGGTGGTGGAGGTGAGGCTCTAAGAGCATTTGCCAAAGTTACTGTTGCTGCGTCTACGGTACGTGGTGCTCATATTTCTCTTGATCTTGCTACTGCTGGTTCTGTTTCTGGGTTTGGGGCTGCAGTTGATGCTCAAATTATGTTGGGTGCTGCCGCGTATGATGATGATATTACTGCTCTGAATCTTGAGATTTATGGAAATGCTGGTGCAACCATTACGGGTCGAACAAGCATGATACGTGGGGTGATTCAGGGTGACGGAACTGCTGTAGCGGACATAGAAGCAAATGCGTTCTTTTTAGATCTTACTGGGGTGACTGCTGGTTCATCTGGGTTTATTGATACTGATGTTACTGCTTTAACAGGTTATGGTAGTATGAAGGTTCGATGTCCTGATGGGACAACAAGGTTTATTCCAATCACAAGTGGTTCTTAAAATAAGAGTTTTGGGTGGTTCTCGTTAAAAAGCCACCCGGTAAATTTTATTTGTTTAATTCGTTCAAAATGTCTAGAACTGTATTTCCACAACAAGCATGGGCGACTAAGCTTACTGCGAATGATTCATCGGCAAAAGAGGAATTAGGAATTGTTCGTTTTGAGATTGATAGAACTGGTGGCCTAAAAGGTTATCGGTATGTCCAGACGGCTGATGATACGACTGTCGCTAATGGTACGTGTCTGAGGTATTCGGACACATTGAGGCATACTACTTCAAGTGACTTCGATGATGCTGGCATCAACCAGGTTCACGGTGTTGGTATTGGTGCAATTACGGCTGAGTATTTCGGTTGGATTCAGTGTTATGGTTATCATGCTACTGTTCTTACTGACGGTGGTGATGATATTTCAGATGGTGACTGGGTGATTCTTGATGCAGATGGTGATGGGGTTTGTGATAGCACGGCATCTGGTACTCCAGCTGTATCAAAACCATTAGGGGTCGCGGTTGCTGATGACATCAATGATGCTGACACTGTAGCTGTTCAACTTGATTGTGTTTTTTAATTTAAAAAAAAATAATTTTATTTGTTTAATTCATTCAAAATGTCTAAAACTGTATTTCCACAACAAGCATGGGCAACGGCCCTTGACTCGAATACTGAAGCTGCCAAGGAAGAATTGGGTATTGTTCGCTTCGAGATTGATGCTACCAATGGCCTTCGTGGCTATCGGTATGTCCAAGCCGCCGCTGATACTACTGTTGCTGTTGGTACGTGTTTATCTTATTCGGACACAGTAAGGTATATTACTACTTCTGATATTAGTGATGCTGCTATTAATCAGGCTTCTGGTGTCGGAATTGGGGTAATCACGGCAGAGTATTATGGTTGGGTTCAGTGTTACGGATACCATAGTGCGCTTAAAACCGATGGTGGTGATGATTTTGTAGATGGTGATTGGGTAATTCTACATGCTAGTACCAACGGAGTTTGTGATCGGACAGCATCGGGAACAGCAGTCGTATCGAAACCTCTTGGGGTTGCGGTTGCTGACGATATTGATGGTGACAATACTGTAGCTACTCAGCTTGATTGTGTATTTTAAGAATTTGAGGGTTGGTGATTAATATCGCCACCCCAATTAATTCTTTAACTCTAACATCATGCCAAATGATCTTAAAGAGGCTGATCTCGCAAATGAGATTGATCTCGAAGAAACGGTGGTTATCACGAATCCTTTGAATGAGGACTTCATTCATCCTTATAAGGGGAAACCGTATCTGATCCCGGCCAACAGTGCTAAGCCGATGGTTGGTTATTTGGCCCGTCACATGGCCAAACATTTGGCTATTAGGATTATTGTCAAGGGCGGTAGATTTAAAGACAAGATGGTTCGTGAGGGAGTTGTAAAGGGAAAGACTGTTTCTAAGACACTGATTGCATCTTTGGCAGGAAAGTTAATTGAGCACGAATCTACATTGCAACATGTTGAGAAAAAGATTGGCAAAGAGCTAGGCAGTGCTGACGATGGTCCAGTTAAAACTAATAAGCCGGATTCGACTTCTCCAGAAAAGAAGGATGCTGACGAGATGAATGTTGATGAGTGTCGGGCATTCTTGAAAGATAATGGTGTGAAATTTTATCCGAATACTGGTTTGCCAAAGTTACGAGAACATGTTAAAATTTTTCGTGAAGAAGATCAGAGGGCTAAAGATCAAAAACTTACTCCAGAAGAGGCGAACCTTGTTGATGCGGCCAAAGAGAATAAGGAGGAGGGTAAGCCGTTATCAGAAGAAGATGATGCAGCTAAAATTGCAGCTGATGCGTCCAAGGGCGAAGACGAGCAGGGGATCAGTTCAAATACTAGAGACAAGAATCCTAGTACTGAAGCTGCTGACGCTGAGTCTAAAAAGCTGTTGCAGGACGTTGAAGGCGCTAAGAAATAATGGCTTTGCAAAGCCATTATTATTCTTGTAAAATTTAATTATGGAACCTTCGATTGTGAATTCGTTAATAAACAATTGGTCAGATCTAGGTCTTGGTGTGATGATTTTTATTATCTGGTATTTTGAAGGAAGAAGGAATAGAAACTATGAACAGCTTATCAAGGACTACCGGGGTCTTGCGAAAAGTCAGCAGGGCCGAGAAAGGGAATTAATTAATGTTATTAAAGAAAATATTAAGGTGATGACTTCTTTGCGAGAGATTATTAAAAATGGTGTTTATCATAAAAAATAATATGGGTGATCCTGCAACTTATCTTGAGTCGGTCAGAGTTCAGACTGAAGCTGCTGATAGAAAGCTGCAAACTATTGAGAGGGCTTTTGCTAATAAAAACAAAGATCTCAATAAAATTAGTCAGAGGGTTACTTTGGCAAAAAAGAATTTCACAAAATTTCTTGAGGGTGAGATTGATGAGCTTGATACGATATTAGGCAATGCTTATGATGAGGCCCAAGTAAAATTAAAGCAGTTCGCTGGGGTGCAGGAGAATATCAAGCGGCAGAAAAAAGAGACTGAAGAGAAGTCTCAAAAAATTGACGAAGAGTATTTAAGAGTAAAACAGCAGGGTGACAAAATGGCAGAGGAGGTTATGAGAGGAGTGAACATGAGTGACAGGCTTGAAGGTGCTTTTAATCGGGTTGAGGCCTATTTAACTTTTGCCAAGAAAGATAGTGAAGTTACGAGAAAGCTGAAGCACGAAGCACGTTTAATGATTAGTTCGGCCAAAGAGTTTGCTGAAAAAGTTAGGCAGGGTGCTGAAGACAAGAAGAAGGTTTTAGCTGATCGGGAAAAATTATTGAAAGAGAAGGAATTAACGATAGTCGCTAGGGAAAAATTATGTGAATTTAGAGAAGGAGAAATTGCAGAGGAGCAAGAAGCGATCAAGAGTCAGTGGATCTCAATTATGGCGGCAAAAGAGTATTTGGAAAAATTAAAAAAATAGTTTATTATCTCGATAGCTTAATACTCTAATGTGCCTAATGCTATTCGTGACGAAAATCATGTTCCAGTAATGTTGATGGTGAGTTCTGTCGACGGGACAACGCCGGTACCGGCGATGGTCAATGCGGTGACGGGGAGACTTTTAATTAAAGAGAGTGATGCTGAGACTGCGCCTGATCCTGCTCATCCTTCAAATGCGATTCGCGATGATAATAGAAAACCTGCTATACTAGCAGCGAGTTCTTCTGATGATATAACGCCAGTACCGTTACTGATCGTAAGTAATTTACTTGCAGTTAACCCAACCTAATGTCAGGAATCCTTCCGAGAGACGAGAATCATGTGGTTATTCTAGGGGCAGTCAGTAGTGCTGACCCAGCTGTTGTTCTTCCTCTCAAAGCAGATCCGGTAACTAAGCGTCTTCTTGTTGAAGGAGCCGTGACAGGGCCTACCGGTTACACGGGTTATACGGGTTATACTGGCTACACGGGTTATACCGGGCATGTTGGTCCGGCTGGTGGTATTTCAATACCATTCCTTTTTGATGAAACTACATCTTCTGGCCCGGCTGCTGGTGATGTAAGAATGGATAATGCAGCGTGGGCTTCAGTGACAGAGGTTTGGGTGAGCGATACAGATGTTAACTCAGTTAATGTTGATCTTTTATTGGATGATATTTTGGTTGATGATCATATTAGAATTCAAAAAGTAGGTGATCCTACTATCTACGGTTATTTTAATATAGATTCAGCTACCGATAGTGGTACTTATCACACTTATGATGTTAGTTTCGTAAGCGGAAGTGGTGTGATAGCCAACAATGATCCAATAGAACTTTCAGCAACGCAAAGAGGTCCAATTGGTCCGACTGGACCAACTGGCTACACTGGTTTTACTGGATACACCGGCTATACTGGAGATTCGGGCGCTGACAGTACTGTGACAGGGCCGACTGGATATACGGGACCTACGGGTTACACGGGCCCTACCGGTTACACCGGTGACAGTGGAGCTGACTCTACGGTGACGGGGCCGACGGGGCCGACAGGATACACAGGCTTTACTGGTTACACAGGATACACAGGAGATTCAGGTGCCGACAGTACGGTTACGGGGTCGACTGGTCCGACAGGGCCTACTGGATATACTGGATATACTGGATATACTGGAGATTCAGGTGCCGACTCAACTGTGACAGGGCCTACTGGATATACGGGATATACTGGATATACTGGAGATTCAGGTGCAGATTCTACGGTGACTGGTCCGACAGGTCCGACAGGTCCGACAGGCTTTACTGGTTACACAGGTTATACTGGTTACACTGGTGATTCAGGAGCCGACAGTACTGTGACTGGTCCAACAGGGTACACGGGATACACTGGAGACTCAGGTGCAGATTCGACGGTGACTGGTCCAACAGGGCCGACAGGTTACACTGGTGAGCAAGGTGTTGCTGCTGCGACAGGAGCAACGGGTTATACCGGGTACACGGGATACACTGGTTATACTGGTGACAGTGGTGCCGACTCAACTGTGACAGGGCCGACGGGACCGACTGGTCCGACGGGTTACACGGGTCCGACTGGGTACACGGGTCCGACTGGGTACACAGGATACACCGGGGATTCTGGAGCTGACAGTACCGTGACGGGACCTACTGGTCCGACGGGTTACACGGGTCCGACTGGTTACACAGGTCCGACTGGTTACACAGGATACACCGGGGATTCTGGAGCTGACAGTACCGTGACGGGACCTACTGGCTACACAGGAGAGCAAGGAGCTGCTGCTGGTCAAACTTATTTCTTCGCAGATGAGGCTTCTAGCATAGGTGGTTATGAGAGCTTATTTAGAGCGCCATCAATGGACGTAGAAGATGATGAGTCTATTGTTATTGACAGTGGTGACGGACAGACAATTATTGATTCTTATGGCACTATAGCGCTTGACCCTGGCGAAGAAAAAGTGTCTGTTGGGATATGGCATTTCCACATGTATCACTATGTTGATGCTAATACTGGGGCTACTACATTTACTTATAAGGTTTACAAATACGAGGAAGATACACAAGAAACATTATTATTTGAAGTTACCACAGCAGAAGTTAATGATACTGAGGTTGCTGAGATTCAAACAGACTACATCGTAACAGAGGACATTCCATTAGATTCTACTGATAGAATAATTATTAAGGTTTATGGTCAAACTGATTCTGGTGCAAATAGAACATTGCATTTTGTGCATGATGGTACTGAGAACGCATCTCATGTAGAAACTACATTTGGTATTCAAGGAGTAATAGGTCCGATTGGTCCGACTGGCTACACTGGGTATACCGGGTACACAGGTTACACAGGTTACACGGGAGATAGCGGTGCGGATTCGACTGTGACAGGACCGACTGGCTACACTGGCTACACGGGTGACAGCGGAGCTGATAGTACAGTCACGGGTCCTACTGGTCCTACTGGTCCTACTGGTGATAGCGGTGCGGATTCGACGGTAACAGGTCCGACTGGATACACGGGTTACACAGGTGATTCGGGAGCCGATAGTGATGTCACAGGACCTACTG